AGCAGGTAATAAAAATTTCAATTACATTAGTATGAGATTCTTCTTAGGGATGATAAACTACTTCTTCCTACCCCGTCCCTCCTCAGGAACTATAGTACCCGAAGGTAAGTTTAATACAACACCTGAACAGGATTTCTACTTAACCTACGATAATCATTTTAGCATAGATCCATATATCTGCTTACTTCCCCAACAGACGGGTGATTTTGGATTAAAAACCACTACCATTAAAGGTTTCAGTAAAGATAAAAAGACAGCTGCTGATATATTAGATATACAGTTATGTACTGATTTCTTATATCAAGACTATAAAAAAGTAGTAGAGCCATCTGGAAAAAATAATGAATCACAAAAAAGTATTGGAGAATATTTGAATATCATTTTAGATAAGGTAACTGCAAGTTTAGGAGGAATAAATGAATTTGTACTCTATAATGATTTTTACCTAAAAAAAGAATTAGGACCTAGTAGGGTAATAGATTTACAAGTACTGCCAAGACCTGAAGGACAACCAGAAACATATAAAATGATAACACCAAGAGGTAAAGCCTCATTTGTAACAGATTTCTCTTTTAAAAGTGAACTTTCCAATTCGATGATTAACTTAATAACAAGCCAAGCAATCATATCAGGGGCATCTGCAGGAAAGATGGCTTCAACAGGTTTAGCTGCATTTAATAAAGGAGTATCATCTAGATTTGAAGATGAGAAAGGAGAAGAAATAACTGAGTATGCTCAAAAAAGAGCGAAAGCAGAAGCTGAGACAAAAGCAACAGTGGAAGGTGCGTTTAAGGAGTTATATTCTAAGTTTAAATATGATGAAACCAAGGTTACAGAAGCATACGCAAACGGTACTTCAATTATTAGGAAAGCGTTAAACGATACCTTAAAGGAGACTAAACCTAAAAGGGGCCATATCGGTGCTAAAGTATCTTTGACTATGATAGGAATTGGAGGTTTGAAATCTCTTCAGTATTTTACATTACCTGATCAAATATTACCTTCTGCTTACTCCGATAAAATAAAAGTTGGATTTCAAATAAGCAATGTTTCCCACCAAATATCAAATAACGTGTGGTACACGACTATAGAAGCTAACGCAATAATACTATCACAAGAATAAAAAATGTATTTACCTAAATCAAAATATAAAGGACCTTTTACAGCCGCCGATGGAGCGAAAAAAGTGCTTGTGCTTGATACTAAAGAAATTTATAAAGGAAAGTACTTTGTTACATATAAGGATGAATTATATGAAGGAAGGTTCCCTAAAGAAGCAGGACGTCAATTAATTTTTGAAAGTGTACTACTGAAGAAAGAAAAAGAAAGTAGTAGAGAATTAAAACCACAACCTAGTTTAGTAATACCTACTGAAAAAGATTACGAAAGTAAAAAATTTAAAAGGTATTTCTCAAGAGATAAACGCTCTGGTAAGATTATAGAGCTAAACCGTAAAGAATTTAACAATTTAAAAAAGTACCCTTCGTATATGGGGTTGGAATTGGAATGGTGGATAGAAGGTCCTGTTGAAGATACACTCTATAACAACTATCTGTATAAAGGAGCCGCTACTAGAAACAGAGAAACTATAAATAAACATAAAAAAGCATTCAAAGGAATAGAAGAATACTTATTTGCTTTAGATGAGTTTGTAGTTTAAAATATTTTTCTTATATTATATTTAACTAAAAGGTTACAGTTAAGTGTTTTATATAATAGAAAAAAATAATAGCTTAGATGCTATAGAGAAGTTAATTAGGTTAGGATGCTATGTAGATATAATACCCACTAATTTCAACTACCACCCAAAACTTACTTCAACTGTAGCAGTATACATAAAATTACTACATTCAGATAAAGGCTATATAATTCCAATTAACCATGATGAAGGTATCAATGTTGATAAAGAACGTGTCTACAGTATATTATCTTCTACAGAGAAACTGTATACATTAAATAAAAAAGAACTTCTATACCACTTTAATCTACAGGGTGCAATAGACCTTTCACTTCTATATTCAATGAGTAAATATGACAAATTAGAATATAGTAGATTGAATAAATTAATTAACCCTTTTTACAGTAGGTATAACGATATTGCAAATATAAATCAAATAATACCTCTAAGTAAACTATACGAAGTATCAGAGAATATCTACAGCTCAATAAAAGAAGTAATAGATTATGAGATACCAAATGGATTTGATTTTTATAATAAAACTGCTACTAACGTATTCTTTTTATTAGAACAATCAGGGGTAGGTATTAAATACGATGCTTTTAATTCTATATTTAAACCAAAAAATACGCTATATAATACATTAGACAATAAAGTTTTAACTCAATATAATTTATACAATACAACCTCAAGACCGACTAATTCATTTAATAGTGTTAACTTTGCAGCTATACCTCACACGGAAGAACATAGAAAATGTTTTACCCCAGCTAACGATTATTTTGTAGAATTTGACTTTGACGGATACCACTTAAGGTTACTAGCAGAGCAAATAGAATATGCACTAACATCAGACTCGGCTCATAAACAGCTAGCAAGATTATACTTTAACAAAAAAGAAATTACAGATGACGAATACAAAGAAGCAAAACAAATTAACTTTCACGCAATTTATGGAAAAATCCCAGAAAAGTACTCTTTCCTTGAAATCTTTACAAGAATTGATGATTATATCAAAGAGTTATGGAAACGATACAAAGATGACGGAGAAGTCCTGGCACCAATTAGTGGAAAACCTTTCACAGCATCTTTAAAAGCAATGAACCCACAGAAGTTAATGAATTATGTAATGCAATCATTAGAAACTTCTAGAAACATAGTAGTATTAAAAAAATTACTAAAATATTTACAGACTAAAAAAACAACTATAAGTCTATACACGTACGATTCTATTATTATGGATTTTGACAAAGAGGACGGTAAGGATACACTAGAAAACATTAAATCTATAATGGAAGAAGGTGGCAAATACCCAGTATCTTTTAAGTACAGTAAAGATTTAAGTTTATGATAATAACTTATATTTATATAAAATGACAAATGTTATAGAAAGTCGGTTTGATTATGATATCGAACCATTATGGATTAACGAAGATATGAGCAATAAATTATTTTGCACTTTTACCACTGAAGAAACTTTAGAACCTACATTACAGGTTATAAAAGAGAAGTACTCGATTATGTACAATAAGATTTTTGTGCTTTATTCAAAAAGCCAAGATGAATACATATGTACATATAATGTAGATTTTGCAAATATATCTAACTTTATAGATAATACAATTTTAGTTCATAGAAAGAAAGAATCCAATACTCTGTATACAATCAACGCACTGAATACTCTTATAAAAGAATTGAATGGCGGAAGATTAGACACTTCATACAGAATCAACTGGTCAGATTACCGCAACTGCGTACTACTTACTAAAGGATCAGAATTAAAAAGAATTAATACAAAACTTTTTCGTATAATAGAGTTGGAAAACTAAATTATAGTTCGTATATTGTATTAATAATAAATGTTTTAAATTAAAAATGTTACAATATGGATATTAACGCTATCAAGGCTAAACTAGACGCCTTAAACTCTAATGGTCAGGAGAGAGAAAAAACAGACTACTCAAAAATCTTTTGGAAACCTGAATTAGGAAAACAGACAGTACGGTTAGTACCATCTGCTTTCGACCCTGCTATGCCTTTCAAAGAGTTAAAGTTCCACTACGGTATTGGAAAGTACCCTATGGTAGCTTTATCTAATTTTGGTAAGCAAGACCCTATTGAAGAATTTGTAAAAGAGCTTAAAAAAACATCTGATAAAGACAATTGGTCTCTAGCAGGTAAAATTAACCCTAAAACACGAATCTTTGCTCCTGTTGTAGTAAGAGGAGAAGAAGAAAAAGGTGTACGTATTTGGGGATTCGGAGTAACGATTTATAGAGCACTCCTTGCTCTAATTGCCGATGAAGATATAGGAGACATTACAGATGTAATAAACGGATGGGATTTAGTTGTAGAACAAGTACAGGGTAACCCTTACCCCGAAACTTCGGTTAGAATTAAACCTAAACAAACTCCACTATCGGATAATAATGATCAAGTAGATACTTGGTTAAAAACTCAACCTAATCCTACAGAAGTACATACTCAGTATGATTATGAGTTTATTAAAAAACAACTTCAAAATTATCTTAACCCAGGTTCAGCAGAAGAAAGTACTCCTGCGACTAAAACAGATGATAAACTGCCAGAAAGCTTAGGTCAACAAAAAACAGACTTTACTTTGGAAACAGCTACGGCTGGCAACAAAGACACAGTTAGTAAATTTGATGACTTATTTAATGAATAATGGCAAAGAAAAAAGAAGAAGTACAAGCAAGAGCGACTGCTGCAGTTCAGAAGTCGTTTAATTTAGGGAATTTTAAAAAGAAGAAAGGTTTTTCTAATGCTTCGGTAAAGTTTAAAGAACAAGGATGGATTCCTTTATCTAAAGCTTTCCAGGACATTACCTCACTACCTGGCATCCCCACTGGTCATATTACGTTATTACGAGGACATAGTGATACCGGTAAAACAACAGCTCTAATAGAAGCAGCAGTTAATGCTCAAAAAATGGGCATACTACCTGTCTTTATTATTACTGAGATGAAATGGTCATGGGATCATGCCAAGGAAATGGGTCTTCAATTTGAAGAAACTACTGATGACAAGGGTAATGTTACCGATTACGAAGGACATTTCTTATATGCCGATAGAGGTCAACTCAATACTATTGAAGATGTAGCAGTTTATATTGCAGACCTAATGGATGAACAAGCAAAAGGTAATCTACCTTACGATATGTGTTTCTTCTGGGATAGTATAGGCTCAGTACCATGCGACCTTTCAGTACGTTCTAACAAGAACAATAACGAATGGAATGCAGGTGCTATGTCTACTCAGTTCGGTAATAACCTTAATCAGAAAATTTTATTATCGAGAAAAGAGAATGCCGCTTATACCAACACTTTAGTTGCTATTAATAAAGTCTGGACTATGAAACCAGAACATCCAATGGGACAACCGAAATTACAGAATAAAGGAGGTATGTCTATGTGGTATGATGCTACGTTAGTTATTACATTTGGTAATATCACTAATCCTGGTACTTCTAAGATTAAGGCTATAAAAAATGGTATGCAAGTTGAATTTGCTAAACGTACTAACGTTCAAGTAGAGAAGAATCATATCGGAGGAGTTCAATCTAGAGGTAGAATTGTAATGACTCAACACGGCTTTATAGAAGATGATAAGAAAGCAATTGATAAATATAGAGATGCTCATAAAGAACATTGGCTGAAGTTAGTCGGTTCTATAGACTTTGATCTTATTGAAGAAGGAGATTTAGAAGAAACACCTATAACTCCAAACTTACTAGATTAATGGCGTACGATGACATTCTAAATAATTTAAAACAGACCCCACCCCGATCGCTAAACGATCACATACTGATTGTTGATGCTATGAATATGCTCATTAGATCATTTTCATTACTCAAAGCGATGAACCCCGACGGCCACCACATCGGTGGCCTGGTTGGGTTTTTAAGATCGTTAGGGTATGTGACTAGAATTTTTGATCCAACAAGAGTTATAGTAGTATGGGACGGTAAGGGAGGATCTGCAAATCGTAAAAATATTGATCCTAACTATAAAGCACAACGTGCGACCTCAAGAATTACACATTGGGGATTATACGATACCAAAGAGGAAGAAACAGAAGCCCTTATCGGTCAATTGTACAGAGTACAGGACTATCTTGAATGCTTACCAGTACACCAAATAGGGTTAGAGAAATTAGAAGCTGATGATATTATAGCATATATAGCTCAAAAAGCTTCTATATCTTCGGTTAAAAAATGTACTATCATATCTTCAGATAAGGATTTCCTACAGTTAATAGACGATACTATAGAGGTATATGCTCCAGTTAAGAAAAAAACATTTACTCAAGATAATATATTCGAGGAATTAAAAGTTCTTCCAGAAAATTATAATGTAGTAAAAGCACTACTAGGAGATAACTCAGATAATTTACCGGGGGTGAAAGGTTTAGGTATAAAAACAATAGTTTCCGAATTCCCTGAACTTCTAACTAATCCTAAATCTAACCTGCAGTATGTATATGATACATGTGCTTCCAAGCTAGATGAAAAGAAAGTAAAGAAGATATTTCCTAAAATCTTAACAGAGTGGGATAGAGTAGAGACTAATTATACACTAATGGATTTAAGTATTTCTGATTTAGACGATAAAGAAAAAGAAGTAGTTAATGAAACTATAAAAGCACCTATCCCCGGTATACAGACTGGCGGGTTCTTACATTTGTTAGGATTAGATAAAATAGAGGGCATTACAAAGAATACTGAAGGCTGGTTAGAAAACTTTAGAGGGCTTACAACAGTAAAAAAATAGTAAAAAAAATGTATTCATCTAGTTGGTTATTAACTTATAATTAACTATATTAAATAAAAGGTTACAATATGACATTAAAATCGCTACAGCAATACGGGAAGGGGTTCCAACTTAAAGTGTTAGGTTCATTACTTACAGATAAAAAGTTTCTACTAAATGTACGAGATGTATTAAGTGAAGATTACTTTGACGCTGATACTCATAAATGGATTGTAAATGAAATTATATCTTATTTTGATAAGTACCACACTACCGTTACTATGGACGTTCTTAAAGTAGAGCTTCAGAAGTTAGAAAACGAAGTACTCCAAGTAGCACTTAAAGAAGAATTACGAAATTCATATCAAGCATCTCAAGATGATTTAGATTACGTACAGGAAGAGTTTACAACTTTTTGTAAGAACCAGGAAATGAAACAAGCCATTTTAAGTTCCGCAGACCTTCTTAAACAAGGAGATTTTGACGGAATAAGAAATATGGTTGAAAAAGCTATGAGAGCTGGTATGGATAAGAATATAGGACATGAATATAATGTAGACATAGAAAGTCGATATAGGGTTGATTACCGTCCTACAATACCAACTCCTTGGCCTGTTCTCAATGAAGGTATTCAAGGAGGATTTGGACCAGGAGATTTAGCTATCGTATTCGGTAACCCTGGTGGTGGAAAGAGTTGGACTTGTGTAGCAATGGCAGCACATGCAGTTAAGATGGGTTATAAAGTTAACTACTATACTTTGGAACTAGGAGAGGACTATGTAGGTAAGCGATTTGATTGCTACTTTACAGGGTACTCTATCGATGAAGTAAATAACCACCGTAAAGATGTACAATCATATGTAGATGGATTAAAAGGTAAGTTGATTGTTAAGGAATATGCTCCTAAAGGTGCTACAGTCAATACTATAAAATCACATATACAGAAGTGTATTGATATGGATCATAAACCAGACCTAGTAGTTATAGATTACGTTGATTACTTACGAGCACCCTCTAAAGGTAAATTCTCAGAACGAAAAGACGAGATAGATGATGTATTTATAGCGACTAAAGGATTAGCTAAAGAATTTAAAATTCCAGTCATTACTCCTTCCCAAGTTAATAGAATGGGTGCTAAAGATTCGGTTATTGAAGGAGACAAAGCAGCAGGTAGTTACGATAAAATGATGGTAGCAGATATGTGTTTTTCATTGTCAAGAATGAAAGAAGATAAAGTACTAGGGACCGGAAGATGGCATGTTATGAAAAACAGATACGGTCAGGATGGAATGACATATAATTTAAAAATGGATACAAACAACGGTCATATAGAATTTGAAGGAAAGGCAAATCCTGAGGATCTTATAAAGGACAACGATGCTCCTAACTTTACTTTGTCACGCGAAACTATGTCGCAAATTTTTGATAAAAAGTTGTAAATAGTTTGGTAAAAACCAAAATATATATGCTATTTATCTAAGCGTCCTCGAGGAACTAGATAGTAAATCTCGAGGACTTTTCTGTCTAATTAATAAAAAAATATATAAAGATATATGAGCCTTTTAAAAGAACGCATCGTTTACAAGCCATTTGAATATCCAAAAGCATATGATTTTTGGTTAAAGCAACAACAAGCACATTGGTTACATACTGAAGTACCAATGGCACAAGACGTTACAGATTGGGCTAGTAACCTTAAGCCACATGAAAAAAATGTAGTAGGAGGAATTCTAAAAGGATTTGCACAGACAGAAACGATCGTAAACGACTACTGGTCAACATTAGTTACTAAATGGTTTAGAAAACCAGAAGTTATTATGATGGGTACTACACTAGGCTCTTCAGAAACTATTCATGCTGAAGCTTATTCACTTCTTAACGAACAATTAGGATTAGATAACTTTGCTGAATTTTTAGAAGATGAAGCTACGATGGCTAAGATAGAATCGTTAATGGAAGTTAGAGACAATCACGACGGTACCCCTAACTGGCATCAAAGAGCTGTCTCTCTCGCTATATTTTCTGCTTTCACAGAAGGAGTTAACTTGTTTAGTTCCTTTGCTGTGTTACTGTCTTTTAAAATGAGAAACCTTCTTAAAGGTGTAGGACAGATAGTAGAATGGTCTGTAAGAGATGAATCACTGCATTCAGAAGCAGGATGCTGGTTATTTAGAACTCTTATGAAAGAACATCCAGAATTTAAGACACCGGAGCTTATAAAAGATATTGAAGAAGCTGCATATGGTGCTGTAAAATTAGAGTTTGATTTTATAGATAAGATTTTTGAAATGGGAGATCTAGATAACTTAAGTAAGGAAGAATTAAAAAACTTCATTAAGCATAGAGTAAACACAAAAATGGCCGATTTAGGATTAAAGCCTATAATCCCTGCAGAAGATATCGATAAAGGCGCATTAAAGACAATGAAATGGTTTGACGCTGTAATTGCAGGAAAACAGCAAACAGACTTTTTCGCTAATAGAGTTACGAATTATGCTAAAGGGCACTTAGATTGGTCAACAGCATTTTAAAATAAAGGTATATGAGTTTAATAGTGGACACAACTGAATGGGTAGCCGGAAAAGATTACCCAGAATGGATGAATGAAGTATCAATAGCAACAATATCTAAAGGATACTTAGGACAAGGAGAAAACGTAAAATCTGCATATAGAAGAGTAGCTTCTACTATAGCAAAAAGATTAGACCGTCCAGATCTAGAGAATAAATTCTTTAGGTATATGTGGAAAGGATGGTTGAACTTAGCCTCACCGGTACTTTCAAATACCGGCACTGACAAAGGATTGCCAATTTCATGTTTTGGTATCGATACACCCGACTCGATACGCGGTATTGGATTAACTAATGCTGAATTAATGAGATTGACATCCTTAGGCGGTGGTGTAGGTATTGGTCTATCTAAGGTTAGAGGTAGAGGAGAAAAAATCGGTAATGAAGTAGGTCAGTCAGAGGGTATTGTTCCTACTTAATTACCGATTTTTTCTCCTCTACCTCTAACCTTAGAT